TCTACTTTATTACCTAGGTTTCTATTTTTTTTCTACAGAATCTCTTTTAAACATAATTAAAGGAGCTTGTATCTTACCGTTTTTATCTCTATGGAAGCCATCTTTCTGTACTGCTTTCCATCTTTCTGGAGATCCGTACATTACTGGTACGGTTCATTTATTTCCGTTCTGTATTACTGTTGGTTTAATTACATTATTAAAGTAATAGATAATAGTTTCATCTATATCTCTTAAACCTATTGTAAGTTGTTTAACTTTATCTCCTTTAACAGTACGTTGGTTTTCTCTCTTTTTATTATCCGGTATAATAGGTTTTCCTGTAGGAAGCACTGGAGATATCTGATCTCTCATTATCTCTGCTTGTTTTTTTGGTACAGGTTTCTTTCTTTTAGCCATTTTACATTCTCTGTCTATTAAGTCCTACTCTATCAGCTCTAGTTAAGTGACAATCTACTATAATTGACATAGATGAACCGTGTGTTCCAGGTCTATCGATGTTATATTTATTATCCTTACCTAATAGTAAGCTATTTTCTTTAACTACGTCTACTTCGTAGTAATCTTCTTGCCACATTACTATATCTCCTACTTCTGGTACCGTAGATATATCTTCTAAATCAGGTTTAAGGAATGCAAATGATGCTTCCCTACCTAAATCAGGTCCAAATTCATCTACATCGTATACTTGATCACCTCTAGTTATTAAACAATTTAATTTAACTGCTTCTAAGTATGTTTTCTGAAGTGCTTCACCGTATATATTTACACTAGTATCCGCAATACTGAGCTTATAGTATAGTACTTCTTGCTCAATAATGTCTTTTATTAGTTCTCTGTTAACACTAACAAATAAATCAAAGTCTCTGTTACTTCCGAATAGCATTATTTTTCCTGTATTGTTTCTACTGCGATTTCTAACTTAATTATATTACTGTACTTCTCTTTTGCATTAGTTTTAAATGAGGTAAAAGCTTCTTCTCCTCCTTTTTGTGATATTAACTTTATCTTAAACGTCATACTTGACATTTCTGCTGCTGATCCTGCATTAGTTACAGTGGTAACCCCCGGTAAAGCACGTAACAGCTCTGCTAAATCTTCGCTTTCACCTTCTTGATACATTATACGTACCATACCTTCATAGGTATTAAAAATTATCTGCTCTAATATCGTTATTAATTTCATTATCCTACGTGTATTGTCATTGGTACTTGAGCTAAAGTAGCTCTAAGGAAGTCAGATTCTTGTGCTTGTGCTTCCATCTGTGCTCCTCTTGATGCTTCTTCCAACATACTTCTTAAATTAGTAAGCAATTCCGTCTTTTCACTTCTTGCATCAGCTAATAAGTCTGCTTGGTTCAAAGTTGCTTCTGAACCCGGTACTGGGACTGTTGCATACTTACCTCTAATGTACCCTAACATTTCTTTTGCTAGTGCTAAAGTAAATTGGAATATCCACTGTCTTCCTACGCTATTAATATGTGCGTATTCTGGGTTACTATATGGTACTTCTGATACTGTTGTTATATTTCCTGTACTATTGTCAAAGTTAAGTGCTGATTTGTCTGAGAGTTTCATATACTCAAAGTATAATTTACCAGATCTTGTAGGAACTGGGAATACTCTTAGTTGATTTTTTACTAATTCAAAAGTAAATGCTGATTTTCTTATTTGATCGTTAAACTCTATTGCTTGCATTTTCATTACATCGTAAGAAGCAGGCATTAACATAAAACTAATTCCCGGGCTATGCTTTCCAAATCCAAATGACTCCATTAAACCTTGTGCTCCAGTACCTGTACCAGCGTAAGGGTCAAAGAATCTAGATATTGCTGGTGCTGATTCGTAGAATACTTTTCTTATCTCTATACCTCCTTCAATTGAGTTATCTAACGCCCATTGATCAAGATTATAATTTTGAATAGAAGAGGTAAGCTCTAGTGAGCCTGTATGTTTTGTTACATTTCCTCCTACACCGGCTTCTGTACCGTAGTTCTTTGCTATTTGTACAAAACGATTAATGTTCGGTTCAACAAGTTGATTGTTTGCTGTACTGCCTGTTGGAGCTCCTTCAAAAGATAAGTAGTTTTCTCTAATCTTATACTGGAATACTTCATTTCCGTATACAGTTACTGCTTCTTCAAAACATGCATAAAAAGACCCTGATTGTAACTCTACATCCATTAGTGGGAATCCAAGTCTTTGTGCACAGAATTTTGCTACTTTATCAGCATCTGTTGTAAATGCTGCATCTGTATCGTAAAAGCCGAAAGGTGTTTGTCCTACACTAAATGTAGAACTACCGTCCCATATAGAAGTATTAGCCATAGTAGTAGTTTATATATAAATAGTGTCTAATCTCTGAAGGTTTTATATACTTCCAAGATAGGTGCTACAATTGTATGTCTATGGTTATGTAAAAGTGCATGAGTTGCAAATCCTGGTACCTCTTCTTCTATTCTAGATAAGAAAG